AACTTTTCTGGACTAGATTTTTTCTTCATTGATATAGCACGTTTACGAGCAATAATTTTACCTTTGGCTTTCATCAACCTAGATTTTTTATTTCGTTGTGCTATATTTAATGCTTCATCTTGTGTTTCTGTATTATCCATCTTGTTTATCCTCTGGTGTTGATGGTTCTGTTTCAGAAGCATCTGAAGGGTTATATGTAAAATCTTTTTTGAAATCAGCAATAGCAGAAAAAACTTTATCTTTCATAATACCATCAAATTCTTTATTTGCTTTTGTGAACTTCTTATCTAAAATGTTTTGAAAAATTGTTTGTTTTAAATCACTCATTGTTATCCCTTTCAAAAAAATTATCAATATTATCTCTCAATACATCTTCTTCAATATTATATTTAATAGACGCTTCAAGAATAGATTTGTTTAACTTATTTATACCATAACTATCTGTTAATTTAAAAGCATAATGAATAGCTTCTTTCACATTATCTAATTTAGGAGAAGAAAGTTTCTTCTTATAGTTTTTAATAAAACTTGATTTTCTTAGTGTCATTAGAAATCCTCTGCGTCTATATCGTCTGAATCTACATCATCATCATCAACTGGTTCTTCTTCTTTTTCTTTATCAATTTGTTTTTGCATTTCTTTTATTTCTTCATCTGATTGATGAAGAATATTTTTTCTTACCCAATCTTGTGAAACATACTTACCAATATATTCTTCCATAGTTTGTAAGATTTCAAATCGTTCTCTAAGGATTTCATTATTCTTTAATTCGGCAAAATGTGAATCTTTTGTCCAAACATAATCAATATCATCTTTAATTTCAAACCAATCTTCTTCATTGATAATACCTTTTAATAATAATTGAATTCTTAATAAATCTGTAAACAAATGAGAAAATCTATGTCGTAACTTAGCTATAAACTTAGCAAACTTAATTTCATCTCTATTAATTTCTGTAGCTCTACCAAGATTAAATGCTGTCTGTTCTGTTCCTTCAATACGAGAAATTGGAACACTCAGAGATTGATAGAGTTTCTTTCTAAAATATTCAATATCTTCTATTTCACCAAGATTTTGTCCTGATGGTAATGTAGAAATTTCTGTTCCTCGTCCACCATCTCTTCGTGGCAACCAGAAATCTTCCAACATTGACATTTGTTTTTTCTGATCTTCTACTTCACCAGTAGAAGCATTATAAATTACTTTCTGTTTATACTTATTCATTACAGACTGTAAATATTGTTCTGCTTTTAATTTAGGTAGATTACCAACATCAATATAAAAGATTCTTCTTTCTGGAGCTCTTGCAAGTCTGTATATAACAAGAGAATCTTCAATCATTCTTAATTGATTAAATGGTTTTATTGACTTATATAGATAACCTATAATAATTTGTTTTTGATTATCCACCATACCAGAGTGAACATAAGAAATAGAATCAGGAGCAACACGAATTGCCTCAGTAGTAGTAGTTTGATTGTCTGGAGCATATACAAAATATTCCTGTGTATCTACTACCATTTCTACATTTGTTACTGGGTCTTTTTCTTTTGTTAATTCTGTTATTTTTTTAATATTTAAAGCATCAATTGAAACTAATTCTTGTATACCATCTTTAACTTTATCTTTATTAATTATAATATGATGATATATTTTTCCATCAACATACCATTTTTTAAATAAATCAGAACCTGTTTTATTAAAATCTAAAAATTTTAAAATAGATTTAAATTCATTGGCTATTTTAGTTTTAATTCCATCACTCTGTTCAACATTATCTAAAGAAATAGCAACAGTTGATTTACCATCTTCGTGAACAACAGCTTCATTGACAACATCAGAAATTGCTAAGTCAACTTCTTGTGACATAGACATTTCACGATATTTCTGAATTAAAACATTTTCGTCTTTTGAATCAACACCAGTATCTAGGTAATGACCAAATATACCACCACCCTCGACAACCTGTGTTGCACCATCAAGATTATCTGGTGTTACAAATGTTTTATTCTGTTTTTCTTTTTTTGCTATTTCAAAACCAAATAATTCAAAACCAGCCATAAAATTTACCTTGTTATAATATTAAAAAAGAAAGGGGGAGAATTAACTCCCCCTTCATCAAAGTTAAATTTGAATACCAACACTAAATGGGCCAATATCAATTTTTCCACCTACAGAAATATCAAAACCAGTTCCTGAAGTTGAACCATCAATACTTTGTCCATCAATTACAACATTATTAACGGCAAATCCAACAGTATATTCTTCTACTGTATCATTACCATCAGATGTTAAATCAATAGCAGCTACAGATGTTGGAAAAATATCTTCCAAAACATAACGTCTTATTACGATACCAGAACGATCTAAATGTAAAACTTTAGCAGTACCATAATAACCGAGATCACCAGAATCAAAATCAGAAACATTAGCACTATGTGCTGTAATTCTATGTGACCAATTTTCAAATGCTGATCTATGTTGCCAATCAACATCATTTAAAACTGTTACTGTCCATTCTTCAAATGTTCTATCACCAGGTACTTTAAGTTGTCTTCCACGATAAGGAACATCTATAGAACCAATAGTTGATGCTGGAATAGGAGCACCTTTGCAGAAAAAATGAAAGTTATTAAAAAATTCAGGTCCTTGAATATCTACCCTGAATAAATTGGGTCGCACCCCACCTTTGAAATGTGCTGCGAAATCTGAAATTGTAGCCATGTTATTACTCCTTTAAGTTTGTATATATTTATAAGATTTAACCACCGATTTCTGAAAAAGAAACATCAGTTCGAGCGGCAATAAAGTTCAATTGAATGAAATTAATAGACCTTGCTGGTTTGATATAAATATCACCAACAAAACTATTTGTATCAATAATTTGACCTGTATTATTAGAGCTATCACATACTACCTTAAAGTCGGTAATACCTCGTCTACCTTGTACTTCACGGAGAAACGGAGTAACTAAATTAACAAATTGTGAACGTGTAAACTCATCATTGAATTCAAATAACATTGCTTTAGCAGCAATACTAATTGCTTTTTCAAGAACGATAAACAAACGTCTTACATTAATTCTATCAAATGCACTTGGAACTGTCTGCATTGTCTTATCACCCCAAAGAACAACACCAGCACCTCTTTGTGTAATCAAAGGATTAACACTAAGTTGATAGAGTGTGTCACGGTCTGCTTTAGTAGCTTCCCAAGAAAGTTTAACAATATTTTTAACAGTACCACGATTCAACCCAGCAGGTGACCACCAAGCATCATTCGTAAAATCAGTTCTTGCACACAATCCAGCAATGTCACCATTCATGGGAGCATAACGGAAAACATCATTGTATCGGTCATACTGATATTTCCATGCACCATCCATGACTGCATAACTTGAAGAACCAAGAGCAGTATTGTCAGTTGTCAATGCAGCTACTTGACCTGTTCCAGCATTTACTACTGAAGCTTTTGCAGGTGAAACAAGTGCAATACAATCTTTTCGTACAGATGTAATGTTATCAACAATATAACGTGCAGTAGTTGTTGATGCAGGTCCTGCCATTACAAGAGTAACATCTACAACTTCTGGAACAATATAAAGTGCATAACCAGCTTGTAATTCACCATCAGAAAGAACATTGTCATCAACACCAAGTGTTAATGAACCACCAGGATATTCTTCACCAGATACAGCACTATTAAAAGTTAAAAATGCTCCACCAGCTTTTGCTAATCCTGCGGCCTTATCTGAACCAGTTGAATTGGTAGTAAGTTGTGTGACTAGACCCAACCATACATATAATGATTCATTTCTAAGTACAGTTTTAATATAGTTAGAAGAACCATCAATTCTTTTAGCATCAGATGCTTTACTTACGAAAGCATGCTTTTCTAATACTTCACCAGGTGTTCCTGTCCAAAGACCATCTTCATCAATAACAATAACGTGCATCTCATCATTATAGGTACCACTGCCACCATTTGCATTAAGAACATCAGTTGATGTTCCGGGTGCTCTATCGAAATGTGATTTATATGTCCAAGTACTATATGCTGCCTGATCACACGCTTCTACTTTTAAACTATTTCCCAATTCACCGGGATACTTTGCAACAAACAACTGGTCAGTGAATGTGTCACTATCATAATCAGCTGCGTTATTTACATTTGCTGCGGTTCCTGCATCATTGTCACCAACTACTGCGTTCTTTGCAGCTACTCCAACATTTCTAACAACCAAAAGGTTATTTGAATATGCAAGATAGTTAGCAGCAGTAAGAAACCATT